ATCCGCGTTTCGATCAATGACCATTAACCCCCAAAATAATGGCATAAACACCACCATCCAACTTCACATCGGATATAATGTACATGCCACCATCAAAATCCATATACTGCCCCGGCACTGGTTCAAAATCCAATTTAGACTCCTGTACGAAGATAAGTATGGAATCTGTAAACAAACTGGTCGCTTCCGTCCCCTTGTGAATATACAGATCCGCCAATGTTTCATTGTCCATAATCACCAATGTTTCATTACCATTTATCATATGGCATTCTGCAAACTCTTCCAGATTAAAAAAAACTCCCATATCCTCCATTAATTGCTCTTTAAATTCCATCCCCCACTTACTCCATTCCTGCCACCTTCTCCCCGATATAGTTGAGCACCGCATCCATCATATCATTTTTAAGCATATCCGGTGCAATCGAAAGCCCAATAGACTTTGCATAAGCCACAATTTCATCCTTATTCAGCTTTCTCAGGTCAGCCTCGTCTTTGTATCCTGCGCCACCCTTCCCCTCCTTTTCCCCATTACAAGTTTCAGGGATATTAATGGAGGTTTCCATATTGATACCCGCATAATCTTTTTCACTGATTTCCTCAGATTCCTGCAAAATAAAATTATGCTTTTCCAGGAATGCCATATCCGCCACAGAAAGCATCTCCTCTATAACTTCCCCAGGAGCATAGTTCCTTTTTGCTGTTTGAATATTTACTCTTGCTATCATAATCCTCCCTTATCCTTCCACATGTTATTACGCAGTCTGCCCATTCGGGTAGATTACACACCAACTTTCTACATCGAACGGACGGGGCAATGGTCTGGATGTAAGACGGAACATCTTCACTTCCGACTTTTCATCACAATAAATTTTCGGCACTTCTTTCGCCTCATAGGAATGAAATTTTTTATCTTCCATTTGTGTAATTAACCCAAATTCGATACTGCCTTCCCCTTCAGAATGTGCCATAAGGCAAGCGCCCGCTGGGATAATCCCCTCTTCATCCCCCTCATCATTAAGGAAAAACTCATCATAGGAATAGATCTCCATCCCCAGCTCCGCAATCTTGCCGTAATAGGTGAGCGCATCATCTATAATATGGGGCTTGATTTCCACATTCTGCATATTCAGGATGTTCATCGCTGATTTGATATACGGATTTTCGATAAATGCGTCGATCAGGTCGGAAGCAAAAATTAGTACATCCGGTGCCCTCCCTGTTTCCTTTATGATATTCTTCCGCTTTTCCTTCAAAAGGGGAATGGGGTTTACTGTTGACAAACTCCAATACTGATCCGATGTAAGTACGAAAATATTTTCAAATCCATAATCAACCTGTACATCCACACCAGCTTCTTCATCCACAATATCAAGTTTGCCCTCGAAAAGAATCTGTCTGCACATCCACTCAATTCTCCGTTGAATGGACTCATCCAACTCATCATAATCTGTTGCAAGAAGCTCGTCTTCCCGTTCGGATGGTGTCCGCTTGCTGTAAATGTCCTCGCCCAAAACACGCTTTGAAATATCATCCACGGTCAGCACTCTTTCCGGTGCAAGGCGGGGTGTAGTAAATTCCTTTGTCTGAAACCCCTGCCTTGTTATTACTTTCCCGCCGATCCGGGGTGAAACAAACGGAGCCATAATGCGCTTTCCCTTTTTTACATCAAATTCCACTTTTTCAGTAAGGTGCGTCCGCTCAATCGTAAAGAATTTTTTCGTAAGAAACTTCCGCACGGGCGGATTGATTTCGATTGCCTCAATCATTTCCTTTGTCGTATACTCTGCCATAGCCTACCACTCTCCCTTCTAGTAATCCTGTACTGTGCGGAGGAAAATCCCCAATTTCCGCAGTTCTGTTTCATGGGCGCTTACTTCCTTTCCCTCTGGTAAAATGACCGCCGCCCGGTTGAACGTGCCAGTTATATACGCCGTAGTTACCACTGTATCCAATGTCGCATCCACGTCATCCGCTAAGATGCAGTCCACCCCAACAACCATCGATGCAGTTTCTGCAATTTCTTCTTCCCCGCTTGGAGATCCTGCTGTATCAGTGCGCCTATACATCCCATCGTTGGCGATGCCAAGCAACGTCCCGCGCCTCAATACTCCCTCGCCTTTCGCCACCTTAATTCCCTTAACCGTTATGGGGATGGAATTATCCACAATCAACTGGTCAGGAACAAATGTTCCTGTTGTCTTAAACATATTTTCTCCCATACCCTTTTACCTCCGCTTTCTTCCAAATTTTTTTGCAAGATTTTTCACTTTGGTTTCGTGCTCCTCCGCAGGATCAGTACCATCTACAAAACCCGCATTCGCTGTAGGCATAATTTCACTGGTTCCAGATTCATAAATGTCCTTTTCCATGTTGGCCAATGCTGCCGCTGCCATAATTCCGTTTGCCTTGACTGCTTCAAGTGCAAGGGCTTCTGCTGTAGTTTTCACCCCTCCATACTTGGCTTTCATCACCATCTCATTCGAAATCTGCCCGGCAATTTCATCAATTGCCTTTAAACGGGCATTTTCCATATCCGAAGCTTTTAAAGCAGCGGAATCCTTGATTTGCTGAACCAGTGCCGGATATTTTGCAGCCAATTCCTCAACGGTTGTAATCTTCTCTTGTGCTTCTTCCATTTTTTTTATTCCCTCCTTATTTTTCATTGTAATGCTATCTAAAACACTAGCCGACAGGAAGGATATCCCCCTGTCTTGGGTGGTGTTTTCCATTTTCCCATTCCCTGCTTCCATAAGGATCTTCTTTGTCTTTTCAACGATTTCACGATCCAATACCGTTGCAGCATTGTAAACCGCTGGTTTCTTCCCATCGGAGAAATCTGATTTTCTATCAGCTTTCTCTGGCTCCCCCTGGTTTTCAACAATAGAGAAAATAAAGCCATATTCCAGCGCCTCTTTCGCGGTCAACCATGATTCTTTATCCATCAACCCCAGCAAATCTTCTTGGCTCATGTTTGTTTTCTCCATATATGCTGCTGTGATTGCCCGGTTAATCGTCTGCAATATCTCTGATTCCTTATCCGTCACATGGTAATCCCCCCTTGCCCCTCCGGATGCATTATGTATCATAAAAATCCCTACTGGGGTCATCTGGCATCTTCTAGCAGTTGCAATATAGGATGCCGCAGACATAGCCATACCGGAAATTGTAATTGTCACTTTTCCCCTATACATCCTCAATGCAGTATATATCTCATTTCCTGCAATAACATCCCCGCCGCCTGAATTGATCTCAACCTCCAGTTCCTCGCCGTCCGCCTCCTCGAGCGCTTTATGGATATCTGCTGGGCATACTGCCCCAATTCCAAACCAATCATAAACCCATTTATCGTCATCGCTCACAATTGTACCTTTGATCTTTAATCTTGCCATTACCTTTTTCCCTCACCTTCCCCCGAATTCCCATCCACTTTCAAAAACTTTTCAATTTCTCCCATCCTCTCTGCCTCGTACTTTAACTGTGTAGCATTATCATCAAAATTTCCCCCATTCAGTTCCATGGTTTCTTTTTCCCTCGTAGATACACCAAGTGCGACACGTTTTGTTGCCGCATTTACCTCCTTTAAAGGGTCGAGCATTCCCTGGGAAGGTCCATTCCAAACACACTTGCTCCACGCTTTCCGGATACTTGCATCAAGAAAAAATCCGGGAGCCTTTATCCGTCCTTTTGCAATTGCCTCCACAAGCCATATTTCATAGACAGGTTGGCAAAAATCTTTCACAAGCCAATTCCGCTTCATACGGAACGCCTTCCATGCCTCTTCAAGTGCTGCCTTGGACGCAGAATAACTTGCTCCAAATTGTTTTAACATCAATTCAGATGGGATTTCCAGGGCAGCACCTATATATTTTGCATATGCGGTTGTAAACGCATCAAAATTCGTATTTGGTCTTGCCGGATCTGCCATCTTAACATCCTCTCCCGGTGCCAATACGTTAATCATCCCCGGTCCCAAGCCGTAATTTCTCGCATCCTCCAATCCTTCCGACTCCTCATCCCCTATGCCCGTAAATGGCATTTCCGACGTTCCCTTTTCTGAGGTAATGAACACAGTAAAGAACCCATTGATTACTGCTGCCATAATTTCCGCCTCACTGTACCGGGTAAGCTGTTTAAGCGACTCTATTACAGGAGCAAGATATGGGACACCCCTATACTGTTCTGCCCGTTCACTTTCAAATATCATCAACACATTTGGAAGTCCTGTCCTTTTTCCATATGCTTCCACCCTTTTCCATTCCTTTGCTGGCTGCAAGGAGGATTGCGGATATGTATTGCAGATATGGTATGCGGCAACAGCTCCTTTTTTATCAATCTCCACCCCGTTCCATATCCGGTTTCCATTTTGGGGATTTGTCTGCTGTAGGTTCACATATCCCCCAGAGGAATAAGGATTACAAACTTTGTCAGATTCTATCATGTGGATGCGCAAACCGTATGGCATAAATTCGGTTTCGGATTCATCATATTTTATCAATACCACCGAATCCCCGTTTGTTAGCCAAGAAAGACAGGCAACCTGCTGCATCTCATAAAAATCATTGACCTTTGTGCTGTCACAGTGCTTTGACGATGCCCACAACTCAAATTCCCTCTGTGCTTTTTTATTCCATCTCTTCGCTTCACCCTCCGAAAGTCCAAGCACCTCCCGATCAATAGTCGGTATTGCTGTAAGCCCAACCCCAACAATATTTGTCCGGTTTGTTTTGAAGGCGGATACCCCGATAGGGGAAGACATCATCAAGCTCCGTGAACGCTGCCGCAATGTATTCAGATTTCGGTCAATGTCTTCCTGTGGGGACTTGCTGGCTGCGTTCCATCCCCGCACCGAATTTTTAGAATGTGATGCGCCACTTTCATCATATCCACTATTTGTAAACCGCTCTAATATTTTAAGCTGGTATCGAGCCTTTTTCCTCCGCACTGCTGCTACTGGGTTGACTGCGGCAATCGCCTTGTCAATAAAATTCATCCTTCCCTCCTTAAATATCAAGCGGAATTCCACGTAAAGCCCTGTTTTTCCCCTGTGTCCTAAGAGATTTTACCTCATTTTCAAGCGTCTTAATCATCGCTTGTACATCCTCCAAGTCCGCCCGGCGCAGCCTTTTTGTACCTATGGCATACTCCTGTCCGGTTAAAATGGCTTCCTCCGCTTTATAGTACAATTCAAGACGTTTTTGTACCCGTTCTAACTGCTCCATATATCCCACCTTTCTATCCCTGTATACCCTGGTTGACAATCCCTGTCTTTCTTGTTTTGACTGCCTTCTTAGGCAATTTTTTCATATAATTGATTCCCTGTTTTATCTTTTTCTCCAGAACATCCCAGTCCGGACGGAGGATCTCCGCCGCAGCGGTAGAATAATTCCGTAAATCAAGCGGTTCATTCCGTATCCCACTTGATTTTTTAACCCATTTTAGAACCGGATGCCCATCCTTGAAACGGATTACCCTCTGTTCACTAGAAAGCCCCTTAATATAAGTTTCATCATATCCCCTATCTGCATTTACCGGGAAATGACAATATCCTGGTCCCTCATCAACAGTTTTCAGCCGTGTCATAAGGATTTCTTTTCCAGAATCAACACCCAAAAGAAAAATCTTTACCCCCTCCATGTTGTTTGTCGATATTTTATTTACAAGTGGGATTCCTTCTCCTCCCATTCCTTTTATTCCAAAAATCAATTTTTGCTTGCGTTCCATCTTTTTCAGGAATTTGTATGCCTGCGTGGTATAATGTCCACCCGTATCGACACAACTACAGGCAATCAGAAGGGAATTCTTATCCTGGAAGTACAATTCCATTTCAAGGAATCTTTCGAGTTTCTCCCAGGTTTCTTCTTTTTCCAAATCCCCATAGATCTTCCTGTATAAAATTCCCCAAGACTCATAGCCCTTCCCCCATCCTGTAACTTCAATTTCAAACCGATCGTCCTGTACATCCACCCCGGATGTAACCAAAAGAACGCCATCCGGCAAATCTGCTGTATAGCGTTCCCTGCGCTTTAACAATGCATCTTCATCTGCTGCTTCTCCCTTTTCCTCCCATGTTTCCCCCAGCGCTGTGT